TGCAACATACTACGACATACCAATCATTCCAGCCAAGGACATGCCTCAGACTGGTAATGCAACCGCGAACAAGTTGAGTGACATACTCATCCTAGACACTGACCATCTGTGGCTATCGGTGATGAAGCCTACTCAATACTTTGAGAATGGTATCACTTCTGGTGACCCATTCGGTGTTGGGAAACTTGGGAACCAAGGCATGTACCGCACAATGGGCGAGACAGGCTGTTCGTTCTTCAAGGGCCAAGGAAAGATTACCAACATAAAGAGCGCGTAGGCGGGTGATTTCGTATGACTGAGGAAGTTTTTACGGTAACCATCCTACCTGACCACAAGGGACACACTGCTCCCCACGTACACGGTGATGAGTATTACGTGGATGCAGTAGTGGATGTTTCAACATATGACGCATCTGGTGTAGTGTTCAGTGCAGAAAGTTTCGGACTATCGAGAGTTAATGCAGTTACACTGACCGGAACCGCGAATGTGAAGTTCTATCCAACCTTCGTAGTCTCAGAAGCAGGTGCATACACATCTAATAGTACGTTTACTATGTTGATAGTAGACGCTCTACAAGCCACACCAGCAGAACAAACTGATGGTAATCAGCACAGTGGTATGCAATTTAGGCTTAGAGTCTACGGGCTAATTTGAGTAAAACATAAAGTAGTGGCCTCCGCCCTAGAAAATCAGGGCGGGGGTTGCTACCCCCTAATATGTGGTGTGAATATGGCAGTAGTTAGAAGCAAAAACGGTAGTAAAATCCAGTGGCAGGGATACACCTTCGATAGGAACGGTACAAGGGTTCCTACACGAAAGGGCATCGTGCTATATGGAGATAGCAACGTGCATGTAGAATTCACAGCAGATGATAAGAGCGAGATTCAAAGGTTGATGGAAACATCACCTCACAAGGTAAAGCACCTATCGAAGCAGTTGAAACTTCGCGGTCCTGATGGAAAGGGTGTGATGGATAACCTATATCCAAAATCCAGAGCAGAGAAACTAATGGGAAGAAAGAAGGCTCCTGAGCCTGAGATAGCAGAGGTAAAGGAAGAGACAAAGAAAGAGAAGAAGGAGGGAAAGCCACTTCCTCCTGACTTGAACAAACTCACAGTGAAAGTCCTAAAGGAACTCTTGGAAGAAAGAGGACTTTCTACAGAAGGTAGAAAAGCAGACCTGATTAAGACACTAACCGAGGGAGCATAGTGGCAAGCAGTGGGACTTGTTTTACCAGCGGCGTAAGAGATGCTGATGCTATCATACACAAGGGTAGATGCAAACTAGTTTCCATACACGCATCTACAGTTACATCTGGAACATTCACCGTCAAGGTCTTTGACAGTGCTGACAACGACCCAAGTTCAGCAGGTGAAATAGAGGTGGCACGATTGCAGATTAGTTCGACAGGAGCGACTAACGGGCAATCACTGGAATATGACATGCATGGGGTAGTATGCCAAAACGGTATCTTTGTTGATATAACTGGTACTGGTGCTTACTCGATAGAATTTGCGTGATAAATATGCCAAGTATAGATACAGACACAAGACTAGTGATGACAATACTGTTCGTAGGAGCAGTCAGCGGAATAAACATCTACTTCTATTCCCAGTACGGAATGAGTTTCCCATACGGAGCAGAGGAACATGCTGTTCTCTTTGGGATATCTACGATAGGTGGGATTATGATTTTGAAAGCCCTATTCGATATGATTCTCAATGATTGGATTGAGGAATTCTTGCTACAGAGGAGAATAGATGCTTATTGGGCTAGGAAGGCTAGGGAAGAGGAGAACAGAAAGAGAGTCAGGGACTCTTTCAGGCAGTTCCAACAGAACTGGAACCAGACAGTGGTTTCACCACCAAACGTCTACGGTGACAGCAACCTTCCAAATCTGAACCCAAACACACCGGGTTCATTCTTAACCTTGGAAACAGAACAGTGAGGGAGTGATGTGAGTGGTCAGCGAAATCCTATTTGGAATGGATGAGTCAACTCTCGCATATGACTTACAAAGAGCGCACTCTGCTGATATCTGGTTCTTACGGGCTAGGTTCTGGTTTTGGGGTTCAATAGCATCTCTCACTAGTTTCGTCATAGGACAGGCATTTGCCATAGCAGGTGTGAATACTCTATCCATCGCTTGGAATGGATTTATGGATTTCTGGAATCACCTGTGGTGATACCTTGTCAGTAATGGCAGGATTTGCCATATTGATAGTCGAGGGACTTAACAAAATATACCAGAGAATACATGCAATCAACTTCGGAATATACGGAGCAAGCCAAGCAGGAAAGACAACGTTGAATCACCAGTTGAGAACAAGAGGTGAAGTTCCTGATATTCGACATAGGACAGAAGGATTGCAACGTGCAACTAGAAAGTATGTCAAACTAGATGGAGATGCACACACGGTAAAGACCGCTGACTTAGGAGGGCAGACGGTCTACTGGCAAGAATGGATTAAGGATATGAAAGAAAGGAGAGTCAAGTATGTCATATTTATGATTGACGACAGGCATATGAACAAGCACTATGACATCGAACAGCAGTTGTGTTGGACATTCCTAGTTGATACGATATGCGAACCATACTGGCATCACAATGGGAAAAAGAAGAAGAAAAGAGAAGCAGACTACCCAATTGCAGTATCCATATGGGCTAACAAATACGACCTATGGAAAGACAGGTATGACTACGATGGGCCGATAGAGGGACATCCGATATTCGCGGCATTCAGAGAGGGAATGCAGAAGTTGAACGACAAGGGAATACCCTGTCACAAGTACATCGTAAGTGCCAAATCCGACTCGGAGATGGTCTACAGAGGTGTCCTAACAATGATAAAGGACTACTAGAGGTGAAAGGGCATGAGTATGCAGTTTACACCACCTAGCCTCATCGGGGCTAACTCAACAAATGTAACGAATAAAGCGTTCATGGACAAGGAAGATGCCGCAAGAGCGGCGGGTCCAGTGATGCAATACGAGTACAAAAACCACAAGCCAAAGAAACAATTGAAGGAGATAATGAAAGTCCTCAAACCAGAAACCAAAACCTTCCTGAAAGTACCTTACAAGTTCAAGTATAACATAAAAGACAGATGCGTTGTTTGTGGAACCCACAAGGTTTGGGAAGCAGGTGACAACCTGAGACCACCACTACCATTGCACAAGGTACGCAAGGGATATCCAATGAGAGGAACATATTGCGAGAAACACGCCGCCATACACAGGCAATATGAGATGCTAGAGCAACAGATACTAGCAGAGGAACACGGTCTCTCTTTCAGCGCATACATACCCAAGGCTCCTTCGATGCCTACAACACTGAATCCACTAGCGAGTGGGCCGTTGACTAGTTTGAAAGCAACTGATATCGCTTCTTTGAGTTCATTGGGATGGACTATCAAACCACCAGCGTCTAACGAAGAGAGTAAAGAGGAAGAACTGTTTCGACTGACTGTGGAATCCGACGCAGTTAACTCAAGAGTGAAAACATTATTGACTGAGGGTACTAAGGTTCCCGTAGTGGAGAGTGAGCAGTGATGGGATTATTCGGTACTAGCAATAGCACTTTGATGAATACAATGCAGAGCAATCAACAGTCTCAGTTCAAAACGATGAACAATCTGTTGACTCTACAAGAGAATCATGTAGAGGACTTCTTTCAATATCATGGAGAGGCATTCCTAGCGGCATTGGCTCAACTCATTGAGGATACTGTACAGAAGGTGCTGGGACAGATGCTCCCTGAATTGAAGTTCACGACTGACAGTGCTGGCGTAATGAACATGCACTCCGATGCCACTTCCGCATTTGGCACAATTACAGAGGCTAACATCAATCTAGACCTACAGACACTCCTTGCTTCTGCAATTAACTCAGAAGTAGTAATGCAAAGGAGAATGGCAAAAGCACAGTATTTGGAATCTCAAGGTTTCGCTACGCCAGCAGGGGAGCAACAACAACTATCGATGGGAGGAGCGGGAGTGAGCAATCCCGGTGGAGTAGACCCATCGATGATACAGGGTAACAGTGCCGCAGTTGGAATGAACAATGCAATGATGCAACAGCAGATGGCATTCAACAATCAGTCGGGTTACCCGGTCCCACCTGCTGGATATGACAATATGAATAATCCATACTGGATTGACCCCGTTTCGGGTCAGATGTCCTATACACCACCTTCAAGTGGTCTTGGTCTTGCTAATGCCATGAGTAAGGGCATTGCATGGGCTAAGTGGCTTGCATAGGTGGGGTGAATGGGCAGAATCTATCTGGATGAAGACGTAAGCGCAGATGGGCAGACGTTAATTCTAGATGCCAACAAGAACGCAGATTACCAGACTCTCATTGAAGAGAAGTTCTTTCGACAGATGTTAGCATATCCCTTCTCTTGGATAAGCAACAGGAAGTCGAACTCCAAACTAGATATGATACAAGGTCGAATGGGTGGGCTTCTGACATACACCCAAGAGGAGTTCGATAGAGAACCAGACAACGAAGGATATGAGTTTGATGAGCAGGACTTCAAGGACTATCAGAGAAAGTTCCTAGACACTATGGAGAAGCAATTGATTGATGAGATAGTCAAGGACTTGAAGCGTGAGAACCTGCTTCCAAACGATATCCTATCCACTTCTATACTTGCAAAGATGAAGGAGATGGGTTTCATCCTCTCTGATTTGGACAACAACAACAAACTCCAAAGAACGATGAAGGGGAAGAAGACCGCAGAGGGTTTCAAGGAAGGGTTGCCATTTGGTGCTATGGATGATGATACTACAGGCGGATTCATAGGAGCCTTCCTTGATTCTAGGCCAATACTGTATGAGGAGATAAAAGACCACATAGAGGTAAAAGATAACCAAATCACATTTGATACTGAGAAGTACATTGAACAGATATCAGTAGCAGAGGGCTATGGAAAGTTAGAGAAGGAAGATTCCAAACTGACCATTGCCAGTCCAAAGAGTGGTGAAGTAGACGAGACCGTTGAGATATTCAGCATAGACAGGACTAATGATGGTAGATACAGGATGGAAGGGTTTGGTAAGACCAGACTCATCGATGACGTAGAAGAGACATGGGATGTCTATCAAAACCTACTTTCACTAAAAAACTTAGAGAAATACATCGAGAAAGTAATTCTATCACAGAAGCAATCACCATTGAAGAGCGTTCTATTGTCTCTAGTTGAACCAGAGGATAGGATGTTGAACGTGGGTAAACTGGACATATTAGTGGATAACCTATCTGCTGGTGATTTAAAGAACGTTGGTTTCGGGCTGAACAATCCACTGACTAAGGAGACTTGGATGAAGTACGTGAGAAAACTAGAAGGTAAGGCTGTAGAGGGAAGCACGAAAATTAAACCAATTGTAAAACTAATGGAGTATGCATTTAACAAATTTACACAAGACAAACCATTCAGCGAAGTGGATGACTCTCCGCAATTGGAAAAGGTAAGAGGACTAAAAGACTCCAAGAAGAATCAGATACTAGACGATTTAACTTCCGAACAACTGTATGACATTTGGGAGGACAACGGCAAGCCTACGATAGTAGATGTAGAGAAGATTGATGATTTGGCAAATGCCCTATACAATCAAGCCATGGGTAAAGATGTCATTGAGGAAACAAAGGACAAAGGCGGCAATCCAGTACCAGTTATAGAAGCAGGAAAGGAGAGAAAAGGCATGGTTAGACTAAGGGTAAATTTCAGACCAACAAAACTAGTCAGTGCTAGGGACTATGAGATATATCAAAAAAGAGTTGACGAGAAGGGCAAACCAATGAGAGACCTCGGAAGAAGACCCTTGGGTGGAGAGGGGCCAAGAACCGCCGTAGAATTAGACAGGCAAAAGATGCAAGATACCGAGAAGGATTTCAAAAGCCTAATGGAGTTGAAGTTGGGCTACAATAGATTGAAGGGACTGGTGGGCTAATGGGCAAAGTATCCTCCCCAAGTGATTTCACATCGATAAACCCGGACTATACAAAC